ACGAACCGATCTGGGCGGAGTAGCCCGACGAACCGATCTTGGCGGAGTAGCCCGACGAACCGATCTGGGCGGAGTAGCCCGACGAACCGATCTTGGCGTAGTTGCCCGACGAACCGATCTGGGCGTTTCGCTTGTCATTGGTGAGATTGTCAGAACCCCGCGAAATGGTGATTACATCAACCTCAAGAATTGAGGTAAGTTCCCGAATGTAATTTGGCAAAAACTCAGCCAGTAATGTTGGTAGCGGCCCGATCTTGACGATTTGAGCCTTTTGTACTTTTACCTTTTCATCGTCAATTGCAATTACCGGACAATCGACGTTTTCAAAAATCACCGCAATCGCGTTAGGATCCCAGTCCAGCAAGCTCCAATTACCAAGGCCGTCTCTTAATCCGTGCAGCCCGCCGCCGCAAACTGGCCTTTCGTCGTAATCGTCGGCAACAAGCACCTTGCCCTCTTCCCATATGAAAGGTTCGCTCTCGACGGTGGATCCATTCTTCAATCGCTGGCCAGAACCCTCCATTTTTGAGCTGCATGTGCGAAGCATCCGGGAAACTTCAAAGGTTTCCTTTGCCGCGGTCGTTGATTTCAGTATTTTTTCTTTCGTTTTTGCCATTATTTTTTTTCTCCTGTATTCTCCAAGTGTTTTACTGATTCCCCTTTGTTTTCATAACTTCAATTCGCTCTTGAATTAGCCGATTCTTTACGATCCGCAATTGCTCTTCGGCCTCAAGCAGCTCTGTCATTTGAATTTCGTAAGACTGCTCAGTGAGCTTTGCCGAAACGAAATCACTGATCTCTTTACCGAGCTTTCCGGTTTCAGCATTAAGACAGTGGACGTTTTCAGTCGACTTACGCTTTTGCGAAAGCTCACGAAATTTGGCCAATGACTGCCAAAACGCTTCGCCTAAATTCGCGTCGATCTCATCTAATGCACAGACTACCTGGAGCGTTCTAAACGCCGAGGATGCGGTTTCGTCATCCGGATTAAATTGACGCTTAAGGTAGCTCTCACCGAGCCCAGACACCTTGGCAACCTCACGCCGCTTACCATGTGGCAACTTATCGCTCAATTCTTTTTCGATCTCTTCCTGTGTAAATTCGAGTGCCATTTAGTTGCTGTGTCTTTTCTGCGGAAAACGATAGTTCCAATCTGTTTTCGACCGCTATATGCTCAATTCTGGTTCGGACCTGATCTTTGAAAATTTACTTTCGGTTTTTCCGCCAAAGATTGATCGCTTCGGCGATGATCAACGGAACTAAAACGATCACCGTTAGCGGCCATACTTTGCTTGCAATTCGCTGTACGTTCGTTGGCATCGTCATACAAGCTCCGTGATCGCCGAACGCGTTCGAGATCGTCTAGTGAATTTCGTTTTTACTGGCTTACCGTCGGCGATGATCGAATCCCGCAGGGCTTCGCATTCCTGACGCGAATAAAGCATTCCGTTCCCTGCCGGAAACCGCGTGAGTTCTTTGGTTCTATAGCTGCCGGCATAGAGACCGCTAGCGGATACCCATGTCAGAATCTTCAAAGCCTCACGCGGTGTTATTAACTGGTGCGGTTCCGTCGTTACCATGCCGATTCGACCTCTGCTTTGCGGGCTTCATAAGTTGCCATCCACGCCTTGTAGCTCTCGGTGCTGCCATTTGCTTCCCCCGACTCCACGGCCGCTTTGTAATTGTTATAACGGGCATCACGCTCTTCTTTATTGAGTTCCCAATCGATAAGGTTTTTGGTTCGTTCAATTGCGGTAACAGGGCTTTCATCTTCACCAAGAGCAACCGTGACGCCGAGTTTTAGGTTTTCGTAGCTGCCAAGATTTTTTGTGCGGTCGATTTTGATCTCTGTGATTCTCATGTCTTTTTCTCCAAGATTTTTTGTGAAAGGCGGCACGTTCCCCAATGCACCGCCTTTCCTGCGTTGACCGCCCTGGTGGACGATCAAGCTCCTTTAACTCGTAAATGATTTAGCGATCGCCGTTGTGAACGTTTCTTTGACCGTGACGAAAGCGGGTAAACCGACAACCTCAGCCGTAGCCTCGAAAGCTTTGCGGTTGATCGCCTCGACAACAGCAGCTTTGCAATTCTCCTTTGACCAGGCGATAGCGTCGGCTTCGGGGTACTCGAGCTTTTGCGACACCCGAACTTGCAGATCTTTGTCGAATGTCTTTTCGCCCGTTTCTTTGTGCCAGTCGATCAGCGATTCGCGTAGACCTGATTCAGCGGTCTTTAAGAGGTTATTTGCCTGATTGAATTCGCTTATAAGCTCAGCGTTCGATTGTTCGAATTCCAGACGGCGGGCCGCAGCTTCGGCAGCGAAAATATCTTCTTTCGCTTTCATTTCCGTCGCGAGGGATTCGATTGCTACGCGTCGGGTTCGGAGTGTGTCCTTGTTGATTTCTACGATGTTCATATTTGCACCTCGGCAATTGTTTTGGCTTCGTTTCGTGAACAGCCAATATCTGTAAGCGTTTCGATACGGTCTTCGATCTTTTCGGCGGCCAGATATCGGCTGATGATCTTTTTAGCGGCACGGTGCCAGCACACACGTCCATTCATCGCCGCCAAGCATCTGCAGGTTTTATCGCTGCCTATTTCGTATATCTCATTCGAATCACTCCAGATAAGTAGCCGGTCGGCCTCAGCGTCAAAATCCATAAATGCTCCGGATGACTCAATACGGGCAGTGGCCTTTGCTAGAACATTTACAAAACTGATCTGTTCACCGGACGTTAGTAAATTGCTGTCTTTTATCGAAGCAACTTCACTGGCGACGATCTTCCCGAATAACTCTGGGTCTTTAATGTCGATCATGATTTTCTCCAACTGTTTGCGTTTGATAGTTGGCTCAGATGGGTTTGTTATTGCTGTTCTCTCAGCGAATCGTTGCTAACTTGAAAGCAAATATAACATTTGATGTTAGGTATGTCAACACTAAATGTTAGGTCAAAGAGCAAAATTTTTATCAGGTGTCGATACCAGGATACTTTTTACGTCGATACCGATCTCCCGGCATATCTCCGAAAGCAGTTCATATGAAACACTCTCACCCTTTTCGGCCCGGTAGATCGTCATTTTAGTAACGCCCAATGTTTTAGCCAGTTCCGTCTTGGTTGTCGCTTTCTTTCGAGCGGTAGCTAGCAGCTCTGGATTGTAGTGTTCTGCGTTCATCGTTCTAAATATTTATCACAAATTAAAAACAGAGGTCAACATAAAATGTTAGGTAATCTCTCTTGTAATGTTACGTTGGGTTATCCAACAATCAATGTTATGCCGTCATTGCTGCCTAAATCGCATTGGGAAGAATTCGGAGCGTGGATCAGAAAGATGCGCCGTGACGCCGAATTAACACAAAAGCAAGTAGCAACGAAAGCCGAAATTCATGAGGTCCAGCTCGCCCGGATTGAAAAAGGCGAAAGCGGCACAAAGCGCGAAACGGTGATAGCTATCGCCAAGGCGATCGGCATTGACGTGTCACTCACACTAAACAAAGCGGGCTTTGCTACGGTCGATACTCCCGGGCTCGTAATCCCGCCATATCCTAAGCGGCCTAAAAATGTCGCAGAATTCTTAGATGTACTGAGTACGCTAGGTGAGTTCGAATTCGCGGGTGATCTCAGCAAATTTACCGAAGACGATTTTGCCGAATTACTTGAAAGGATCCGCGCCGACGTGGAGATAACCGTCAAGAGGAAAAATAGATGACGTCGGATAAATTACCCGAACCGCCCGAAAACGCTTTGATAATGAACATTAAAATTACAAAGCCAGAACCTTTTGAATACTCAGCGATCAACGACGGTGAAACGTGTCTGGTCTGCAAGAATGCCGACGGGCAAAGATCGGATCATCCGTCTGGATTGCCGACGGCTCCTAATCCTCAATGCACAAGCCCCGCCGGTTGCCGGTGCATGATAGTTGAAATAAACGACTAGCTAAAAATATGAAAATACTCTTACCTCTTTTTATTTTATTTTCAACCATCACGGCATTTAGCCAAACCAACCTGCCGGATAAAGGTTCGCTTGCCGATATAAAAGGCAAAACCAAGATTTACATATCAGCCGACGCCATTAATTCCAAGTACATAGAGTCTGAAATCGTCAAGCATAAGAGTTTGTCTCTCGCTAAATCTGCCGACACTGCCGATTTCTTTATTGAATACAAATCGATCGAAACCACTTACGCATCTAGCCTACATCTACCGATCGAGACCGGGCAGATCGATGTGTATTTCTTTCGCGATAAAAAGAAAGTGATCGTCTGGAGTAAAGGTGATACCAAAGGCAATAAAGGACCGGCACCGTCACTGTTAAAGCAGTTCCTCAAAGAATTCGAAAAGAAGTAACTTTGACACCGCAACGGAGCGTATTTTAAGATAAATTCATGAACATTGTTTCACCGATAACACACAACACAATATATGCACATACTACTAAACAGGATGAAACGCCCTTTTCCCCAGCTAAACTTTCAACCATATACGTTCGAGGACGTTAAAAGGATCGCCGAAAAAGAACGCATCAATCTGACCATCTGCGATTACGACGACGATGTTCTCGGTTACTACTGCACTCGCAAAACTGAAAAGCAGACCAAGAAATTTATTGTCATCAATCAAAAGCTTGATGAGATAAATCGTACGTTCGTCGGCCTGCATGAACTCGCTCACCATTTTCTGCACATTCCGGCATCTGCGCGGCAATGGTTGTACTGCAGTCGCAATGCAAACCGGATCCACGCGAAAAATGACTGTGAAGCCAATTCATTTGCACTGATCGCCATGATACCGCTCTGGATGATGATCGATCTCGACGCCACTGGTTATCAGGATATCGACCCGGTACTTATGAAGTTCTGTATTCAGCGCAAAAAGCTCTGGGAAAAATTCGCCCTCTAAAAATGGCAATCAAGAAATATTTCGTCAATAAGCCAAAAGACGGCTACCAGTACGATCGCAAAGAGAATAAGTATTTCTCCTGGGGATACGACATATGGCTGAATGGTGAGCGGGTCCAAGAGCGGGGCTTTCTCACTCGCGGCCATACAGAAGAGGCGGTAAAAGCCCTGCGCGAAGATGCTAAGAACGAAAGGCACGGTATCACCAGTCGCAAAGACACGCCGTTTTTGATCGAACTCTTTCAACGAAAATTAAATACAATGACGCCCGGACCGGAACGGGCTCGAGCGAAACGTGTATTTAAAGTCTTTTTGTCATTGCTGCCGGATAAGTTAAAGGTTATAGATCTCAAAACCGCTCACATGAACGATTACAAAGAAAAAAGAGAGGCCGACGGTGTTAAGCATTCGACCATCAAGCGGGAAATGGTTCCGATCATCGAGACGCTTAACAACGCTGATCAGTATTTCATAGAACTCGACAGCTACCGGCCGCCGCGCAAACCTAAACTTTCGATCTCTAAAACACGAAAAACTACAACGATCACCATTGATGCACGACGAAAGATCTTGGGTTATCTATTTACGCATCAAAAAGACGGTGAAGACAGACGGTTGCCGGCGGCACGAAGACGCGTAGGGCTCTTCCTGCAATTCTGCCTACTCACAGTATCGCGCCCGGGCGAAGTCGCAGCGATACGCCGCTCTGATGTAGATATGGATGCCTGTATCATCCTGATCAAAGGTACTAAGACTCAAAACGAAAAACACTCTACGCGAGAGCTGCCAATTACAGCAACCATGCGCGAGATCTTGCTCGAAAGATTCGAAGAGAGCCCGGGCGATTATTTGTTCACAAAATTTGGAAAGGTAACCGCCCGCATGCGTCAACGATTAAAAGAAGCCTGTGAAGCCTGCGGCATCAAATACGGCAAATTCGACCCTGACGGCATTATCTTTTACACCGCGCGCCATACTGCCACATCTGTTCTCGCTCACAGTAACGAAGTCGACACCAAAACTGCTGGGGATTTCACAGGGCATAGTGATGAAACCATGACGCTTTACTACACACATTCAAATGCAAAAACACTTGGAATTGCGGGCGACGTATTGGAACGCGAAATGGGCAGAAAATTGCTAGATGGAGAGTTTATGGAGAGCGAACCGGACAAAAAAGAAAGCCGTCATTCGTAAGTAATTACAAAACAACGGCTTATTCTAGCTCAAATTTTATGAAGTATGCCCTCGGTAGGCTGTGTTAGTTATTGAAAATCAGCCTCAAACTACTGTGTTTATTGGCTTTGGTGATATTTTAGCACTCTCCAATTACTTTCCAAAACCCTTATAAAATTCATATCTCTTTTACAAGTGGAGAGTTTTTGGAGAGCGTGTTTGATCTAAGGCGTATGTACGGGTAAACGATTAAGGATCTCGACCGTTCGGCTGTCGATTATTCCGACTTGAGTACGTATCGCCCCGGTGCGCTCTTCGAATAGTTCTTTGGAAACCATTTTATTACCCAGCTCTTCGAATTTCTTATCCACATCGATTTTTCGCTCATCGAGAACCCTTTGCATGTTCTCTTGCTTTCTTTGCATTTCTGCAAAGCTAACGGTATTTTGAGCGTTCGTATCCCGCTGGCCCTGATACCAAACGAATACAGCCATGATAATGATTATTAGCCATTGGAGCCAGGGGCGCAGAGCTTCAAAGGTCTTAAATACCGAACCATCACGCCACGATAGTTTTTCTTCGTCGCTGGGAATCATGGAGACAAATAAAGCCATCTATCGAATACCCCTTGTCTGGATCTAATGAGGACGGTTACCGTTCCGTTTGCGAATCTTCGTTCTCATGGCCCTCTTTACGAAGAGCTTCGGCATTTGCTTCTACTTCAAGCCATGTCTTTGCTTCGGCCAGCGTCATATTGCCTGCGACTTTCAGCAGCAGATTTATAAGTTCTAAATATTTTTCCACGTCTAACCTCCTGTAACTGCCGCGATCCGTGTATTTACGTCGCGATAATGCCCGAATACCCGAGCGCCGATCAGAATAGCCGTTCGTAAGCTCTCAATCACAGCGGCATAATTTCCGGCCCTGTTTGTAAGCTTGAGCAGCGTTAGGATATCGAGAAACTTAGTAACGATCTGTGCATCAAAGACGGCTGATAATCGTTCGATCTCGTTTTGAGGCACATTCGAGCCGTAAGTCGTTTCGGCATTAACAATAGCCTGGTCGAATACTATACCGGCTTTTGCAAGCACGATAAATCCATCAGCGATCTTGTCCTTTTGCTCGAGCGTGAGGAAGTTCGCGCCGTAGAGTTCGCGAGTCAAGTTCACCCCAGCGTTGGCATAGGTCGCGATCTTACCGCTGGTCGCTTTTGCGTCCTGTATCGACTTCGACGGACAGCCTGTCAGAGCCACCGCGTAAATCAATAGTGTTATTAAAAATTTGGTTTTCATTTTATTATTTCCCCTCTGGTTTTTTGGACGGTTCGGATGTAACCGTAATTAGCAGAAAGCCAAAGCCGATCCCCAACAGAAACGGCGCGGCAACGTTTTTCGCATCGATGGCGAGTAATGCCAGCGCAGCGGTAAGCTGCTCAGGCACCACGACCATCGCGAGGGCGAGACTGACAACCATCACACCGCCCGCTACGAATCTCTTGACGTTCTCTCGTATCCAGGGCAACGTTGCGACCGGAGTATCTTTTGTTTTGAAAGCATACACACTGAGACAAAGGATCGATCCGAGCAACATTATCCCAATGTTCCACGCGACCGCCCCGAAATTAAGGGCTTTTTCCACGTTCGTGGCATCTGTTGTTATCTCTTGCAACATTATTTAACCCTCAATTTCTGACCGACCACGATCACGTTTGAAGCATCGTTGATGCCGTTCAAGCCCTTGATAGTCTCGATACGTGTCTGGAATTGGTTTGCGAGCTTCCAAAGCGTATCCCCAGCAGCAACGATATGGAATATTTGCCCCGTGTCGCCTGACGTACCATTCACCTCATCAAAGTACGTCCAGAACGAATCGAACGGGAACTTACGCGGATCTGACCGGCTTCCGTCCGTGATAACTTTTGCATGAGTCGTAACATCGGCTTTCGTTAACCTGAATTCTTTGCAAAGATACGTACAGAGTTCGGCGACCGCTTTCACTTGTGCCTCTGGATAAAGCGGCGACAGGCTCAAGTCTGCTTTTTGAACGATCTCAATGCCAATACAGCCTTTTGTAACCGCGGCATTGCGTAAGCCCTTGAACTGCGTCGCGCGGCCTGCGTGATACGCCCACCCTGCCCGCAGATCGGGAATGAGCTGATGAACAGAACCGTCACGCTCTACGGTGAAATCCACAGACACCTTTCGACCGTCGCCCGGACTTGCCAGATACTTTGTGTCATTATGCGTTCCGGAGCCCGCCGTGTCGTGCAGAATGATCCCAACCGGCGTCCGGTTGCCTTTGGCGTAGAATTTGGCCGTAAGGTCTCGTTTGATATCCATTCCCAAATAATAAATAGTCGCGGAACTACTTATTTTTGGCGAGAGCGATCACGTTTCGATAATAACGGGTATTTTACGATCCACTATCGAATCGTCGTAGAGTGTTGAGGCGTATTTTCGCGCGGTGAAAGAGGCCGTCGGTAGCGATGCGGTAGAGAGATCGAATTCGAGTTCTTCGATACTGACCGGGAAGTTATAAACACCAGAACCGCGATCGGTGATCGCGACGATATCAAATTCTTGTAAAAGAAGAGCTTCACGCGTGGCTTTCCATTTATAGAAGAAATCGGCATCGCGGTTTTCGGCTAAAAGACCGGCGGTGATTCTATAAGCCTGATCAGTATTATTTATCGCTTGTCCATTAATTTCGAGATTAGAAACCTTTTTGGTTTTAGCGATATGTTCATCATCGCGAAGCCGCAGCTCCACCAGGCGGTAGTCCTGAGACGCATCGCGGTACTTAAGATCTACTCGGTTTACGGATTTAGAGCGATTGCCAAGCAGCCAGGAGAATGTAGCTTTGATCACGTTTGAACGTGAGGTTGCCGATCGCGGTTCTTCGCGATCACTAAATACTGCCGCAACTCTCATCACTTCGGCACCGCTGCGATTTAGGTCCGGTGGTAGCGGCGCCGATAGCAACGGCAAAGCATCGATCGTAAAAGCCGATCCATCATTTTCAGAAATAAATCTTATCTTTCGTGAATTTGCCTCGGGCGAAATAAACCACTTCACCGAGACGGCGCCTGTCGGTAACGGCGTAATTGCATCAACATCTATTTTTTCATCTGCCGCAAGTGTGACGGTCTTATACGGCGAAAGAAGTGTCTCATTACCGTTGTCATCGACCAACGAATACGCTACGGCATATTCACCGGCCGCCTGTGAACCGCTACCGACTGCCGTAAGTGTGGGAGCTGTCGACGGATCGGCGATTGGATCTATGGTTGCAAACTGAACACCCTCATCCAGCGTCAGAACACCGATCTTAGCAGTTAGATCAACCACGTTTGCACCTGATACCCAAGACACATCAAAACGACGATATAACGATGGATGAGTGGCTATCATTCCGGCGATATATGACGCGATAGATTCGGTCGTTTCCCCGGAGCTGCCAGTTATTGCAGAGAATTCAATGCCCTCTAAAATGATAGAAAAAGTTGTATCAGGTGTGGCAGCATCTACGGTGATCGAGGCAGTTGCCGGCGTATTCGCTCCGTCACAACCAGCAAAGCCTGAGATCGTAAATAAACCGCCGGTACTCGAGAGAGAAATACTATTTTGATCGATCGAATATGCAGCCTCGATCACACGCCGGATCTCGCTTTGGTCCGTATGCGGTGAGATCAGCAACCAATTATCGACTTTATTGATCCAGTCAGAAACGGAGTCCACAGGAATCTCTGTGTCATTTATCGCTATGCCGGCGGTCGCAAGGGCCCATGGTGCCGGTTTTTTATTTTTTAAGCTCAATTTTCCGTTTGCGGCTTGTGTTAAAAACTGCCGTGATGAGACATGTATCACATCATTTAACAGATCAAGAGCGTTCATTTGCTCGGTTACAGCGACGTTCGATGTGTAACGCTTGCGGAGAAATACACCAAGGCCAGGTAACTGCGTCGGTGGTGGGTCAGTGATAATCGGAACGCATCGACCGCCGATACATTCTTCGCCCTCGGCACAATCGGAATCATTGGAACATAGAGCTATCGACATTTTACCCCTCAGTAATAAAAAGAAAATCCGTTAAGCTACGATCAATTATTAAGCCCGCATTGTAATTAAAAGTTTCTGCAAAATCCGACGCTTCGAGCCAATTCTCATCGAGCTTGAAATAATCGTCTGACGTCAATAAAAACCATTCGTGAGCTGCGGCGTTATCGCTCCACTCATCATTTAGTATCCAATCGCCCGAATCGTCCGGAATGGTCATCAGCATGGCAATAATCACCGCTGCGATCTCAGGAGCTGGCTCAACCTCATCAACGGCAGAATTGATAGCCTCACCACGAATATTAGCGGTTCGCGAATAATAACCCGGTGCGGCCCATGTTGGATCGTCACCGTTAGCCGCTCCAACAAGTCCGTTGCTTTCCGCGTATGCCAGCATATTCAACGGCATTCGAGCGTCAAGAGAGCGCACATTTTGAAAACCAAATATAGGCCCGTCGCAAAATGCCGTACGCAGTTTTATATAAGATCCGACATCTTCATAACCGATGTGCGTTCCCAATATCTGCGACATGCCTAAGATCAAAGGAACGCATTTATTGGCGTCGAGATCCGAGAAACTAGACCACGCAAGTGTTTTTTGAACAGTTTTTTTAAATCCGAAAAACCCCGCGATACCGCCGCGTTTTACGCGTACAGAGTATGAAGTCGTACCGTATTGCGGGATAAACAAGAATCCCTCGAATTCTGGATCCGTTGACACGCGGCCGTCCTGATCTTCTTTCGTGAACTTGCGCCGTGGTACTTGTACATCGAGGCCGCCAAGTATCCAGTCAGCCGTAATGCTCAGGCTCATTTTGCTGCCGGATGCAGGCTTTTGGCACCGTCCGGTAAAAAGGATCTGCGACAAATCAAGCGAAACGCTTTCGCTTCGTGAGATGAGCCGTATCACTTTGATAAGCCCCTCGAATCCATTATCGAACTCGAAATTTGATATTTGGTTATCGAGATTAGCAAACTCAACACTTGCGGTATTCGATTCCGGCCCGAGCTTGCGGTTCACCGTGCCGAATTTCTTTACGAGACGCGTATAGCTCACGCCCTCAAATGAAATACCTGAGACCGCTGCAAAGCAGCCGATCGCATCGTTAGGGTCAAACCCATCATCCGACGGCACGGCGTCCGCATCATAGATCTCACAGACAACGCTTAAGTCCGTAGCCGTTGCGAGAATATTTTCCCATGCAATGTTTTCTATCACTGGTTAATTCGGGTATCTGATCAGACGAAACTTGATCTCCTGTTTCCACGATTTATGTGCGTCGTGATCGCGGTCGTAGCTCTCCACGCGAACGTTATCCCAAACCGTGCCGTATTTGTCAGTAAAATAGAACGGTTTCGACAGTCTCACGAGATCGTAAAACTCATCGAACAAACGAACCGCTGCCGGATCAGTTGAACCACTCGTATTTACAAGTTTGTAGTTATATTCCCATCGACGCGGAGCATTATCAGCGACTTCGTTGAATGTTTTACCGCCGTCTTCAAACTCGATGCTGTCCGTGATCTTCGAATACATCGGCGATTCAGCATAAAACCGCCGGCGCCGAATACCGATGAAATCATCAGACGGAAAGTAGAGTGGAATTCCAGCTTTATATTGGGCGTATTTGAGATTGAAATAGAACAAAACCCGCATTCGTTCGGCATCGGTCAATTCACGATTCCAGATCATGCAGAGCAAAACGGGACCTTTCCATTTTGCAGACGGATCAAACCACCAAGCCCCAAGGCTAATACCCCCGTTATAGCTAACACTCGGCGAACTCGACATCTCCACGATAGAAATATTTCCACTCATTGGGGCCTGCATATCGTTGTAGGCGTGAGATACATTTTGTTTTCGGTAAGAAATACCACTCAGGCCAAATGCGTCAGTAAAACGTGTACCTGATGGGTTACCGAGTATTGCCATATCGGATACCCCACCACCGTTCGAAGAGAGCAAACCCATATAATTGCCTGCAAAGTTCGCATCGTCGTACGCGGCTAAAATAAATACATGTTTTCCAACAAACGTGGAGCCAACATAAACTAGCGGGTTATTCGTTCCGTCAAAAACTATTGCCGGTTTACCGTTAAGTACATTCGTTGTGAATATAGGCTTACTCGAAGAGCAGGCAAGGGTACGACTATTACCCGAAAAATCCGGTACAGATGAGATCGCATCGCCGTTATTAAGGCCGGTAATACCATCGGCCTCGTGCCAAGTTTGCAGACCAACAGACGGTATTAACCCGGTGTCTTTCCATTGTTGAATCGTTAGAGACATAATCTATCCCGCGTCCAGTACCGCTTGGCGCACAGCGCCGTTCTTTCTCATTTCGATCTGGAACATCTGAGCGAACCAGTCTGATTTGTCGTTGATCGTAACTACCACTTCCTGCCGCATCCCCCCGGGTGCATTTCTACTTGAATCGATCACCTGATCTTCATTGCTCGAAAAGACTCCCGATTTGCTTCCCGATCCCTGACCACCGCCAGATGAACTAGGAGCGGTACCAAACGCTCCGGAGCTTTCTTGTTTGAACGAATCACCGGCAGTAACGCGTCCCGCGATCGCAGCTATACCGCCAACTATTCCGTAGATAGCCGCTGCGGTGAAGTGGGCCCCCGCTGAGGCACCGTATTTAGGATTTCCGGTGAACCAGGAGAGGGCCAGCATCGCGAAGCCCTGAGCGAGTTCCCAAACGGCCTGCACGATCGCCATTTGAGCAATCGATGCTAATACTTCGGCTGCAAATTTCTTAAACGACCCGCCGGCACTACCTAAAAGGACGAACGATTTTACGGCGTTCCCGACGCCCTGCGCGATCAAATTAAACTGCGAACCGATAATATTGCCGATCCCTTTAATAGGCTCGACTTTTTTCATCATGTCATCGACAGTTGTACCGAGGCCGTCAATGATTCCGGACATTAAGCCCCCGCCGGCACCCTCTACCTCTTGAGCTTGTTTTCGCTTTTCCTCTTCGGCCCATGCCTTAGCCTGAGTTTCGGTCCATTTTTCGTACCATTTATCGAATTCTTCGATCTGATCCTGAAGAGCTTTAGTTTTTTTCTCGGTCTCTTCGCGGCTTTTGGTCTCTATATCGACCAGTTTATTTTGAAGCTGCAGCTCTTCCTGGCGAATCTGATTCCGGATGATCGCTTGTCTAGTGGCGTCGGTTTCCCCTGCTAATTCCTGATTTAATACAGCGATCCGCTCTTTTGAAGCTTTTTCTTCAAACTGCTTTTCGGTGATCGCCTTGATCTGCAGCTCATTTTTGAGAACATCGATCTGAGTAGCGGCATTCGACCGGGCTAAAGCAAGTCTTTCTTCGAAACCCTTTTTTGAGACCTGGACCTGTTTTTTGGTTTCCTTATCGACGGTCTCGGTGATATTCTTTTCGATATCCGCTTGCTCTTTGACAACCTCGCGATTCAAAGCACTGATCGCGTTATCGGCTATCGTAGAAACATTCGTGCGGGCAGTTCCCTTTTTACCCTTTAGATCGATCGTTTCTTGCTGAGCGATCAGATCGCCGCGGGTCTTGCTGTAAGCCTGCAATGCCGCAAGACTCTCGGACCGGTACTGCTCAGCGGTTTTTTCGCCTTTAATAAACTGATCTTCGCGAAGCTGCTGCTCAGAGGTGAACGCGGCCCGCAGCTCATTCATTTTGAGCTCGGTTTGTTTCGACTGAGCGGCTATCTCTTCCTGGTATGCTTTTTCACGTTCCCGGCGCCGGTCCTCGATCGCTTTTTTCGCATCAGCTTCGGCTTTTTTAGCGTCTTCGGAAACCTTTTTATTGAAATCTCCCAGAAGTGACGGATAACCTTTATCGCCGGGATTGATAAAAGATGGTTCGGCCTCACCCGCCGAAGTCTTTTTACCCCTATTCATTTCATTTGAATAAGGTCCGTACTGCTCGGGCTCTTTGTTTACGTAAGATCCGACACGGGCCATTACCGCCAGTACCGGATTGATGGCGAGTAGTATTCCCTCAGCCCAAACACGGGCTTTCGCTTGAGAATCGGCCATTTTGATGCCTAAAACATCAAAAAAAGTAGTAACCGGCAGGGCGATAGAATCAAAGGCAACGCCGAGCCCTTTTACGACGTCAGAAACGGCTTTTCCCCAAACAACAGCCACATGCTGATTGTTCGCAAGAAACTCTGAGATCCGTTGAATAGCTGCAGTTATTTGGGGAGCATACTGCAAAGCAAAACGATCTACGGCAGTTGATACCTGAGACGATAAGACCGTAAAACTATCACCAAGATCATCAGCCGCTTTTGCGTCAGCGTCAGTTAGGGTGGTACCAAGGCGTTCGGCCTCTTTTTCAGCGGCGGCCAGATCACCGCTCATTTGCTTGATGACCGGTATTAGATCGGCCCCGGATTTCCCGAATGCTTTTTGAGCAAGAGTGATCTGTTCGGTACCATCCTGAGCATCGGCGATCGTCTTAATGACTTGCTTTAGGCCGTCATCTAAATTCGTGGTGTCGACGTTAAGCTCTTTTAGAGTTGCTTTGGCCTTATCGTTACCGTCGGCAGCCTGGCCTAAAAGCTTGGTGAATTTCTCAATTCCACCGCCCACTTGCTCGAATGACGAACCGGCGCTATCTGCATTGAGTTTTAAGGTAGAAAGCGTTGTGGCTGCAAGACCGGTCTTGTCCTGCATGTCCTTGATCTGCGAACCGGCATCTGATGCGGCTTTGGCCATACTGAACAGCCCAGCCACAACCGTAACCGCGATCGCAACCTCAGCCGTCATCACGGCAACAATGGCACCTAAACCAACGCCCAGAGCCCCAAGTGAAGCCGTTAGCTTCGTGGCTGAGGCATCACTCAACCCCATCGACTGAGCGAATTCACCAAATTTCGATGAGCCTTTCTGAGCGATCGCATCAACCTCGGTATTGACGTGAGAGCGCAGATCAGAAAACGCCTTTTTCGCGTCATCTGTATCGCCCTTGGCTTTGAAGAGAAGTGCTATCGAATCACTGGATAATGCCACCACTCAAATCTAGCGATTTTCGGTGTGTGTTATTTCGAGCGGAAAGGGCCAGAAAATGCAGGAAATCGGGCGGGTAAAAAATACGAAGTATAATGATATACCCCCTATATAGAGAATATACCTTTATACTTCGCTGTAAGTGTAATAAAAACAGTAGTTTACAAAATCGAGGAAAATGACGAAATCCGGGCTAATTTGAGACCGATTTACAGCACGTCATCATCATCCATTTCATCTTTTTCGTGTCCGTTTTCGGTATCATTATCGGGCTCGATCGGCTTAGTTCCAAGGGCCTCAGCAACCGCCTCACGCATGATGATCTTGAACGCTTTCAGCCGGTCGAATTCGCGTTTGTTTTCGAATCTCAGCAGCCGATACGAACACGTCAAATCAAAATCCAGTGCTGCGGTCCGACTTTCGACACCGATCAAATCAGAGCAACGAACGCCTGCGTCACGCCCGGTGAGAGCCAGCCAAAGTAAGCTGTTGTCATTCTGAACGAAAGGCCGTCAGGTTTTCGCCTGACTTCCCTCCCGAAAAAACCCAGGACATAAGAAAGGTAAAATCGTCAGGGTCGATATCTTCGGGTGAGATCTCAGTTTCGCTTTCAGGGTCGGCGTCGATCACGATCCGCGGCTCAACCGCGCAGTGCAAAAGCAGATCCCGCCCGAGAGCCAGACATAACATCAAATCTTCGGGGCTCAACGACTCAAGTACTTCCTGCTCTGTTTTCTTGGAGTCACCATTACCATTCTTGGCAGCCGCGGCCATTTTAGACGCCAGTGACGCCGGGAGTTTACCGGACAATACGAATTTTTGTATTGGTGGTTCTCTAAGCTTCCACACGGCTCCTGTGGACGGCAGTGTAACCTCAAACACTTCGGCGTCTACACGCTTTGCAGAGGCCAGCTTCTTATAATCTTTTGCGTTCATAATATATTTGTATAAAGAAAATTAAGATTTAAAAATTAAAAAAGGGCCTCGGATAATGGCAATATCTTTGGCCCTTTGTCGCCTTGGAGAGCGGCAGGAAAAAACGAACTAAGTAGTGATGTAATAGCAGCCGAACGTATCGGTTGTAGCTCGTGTCGGGATCGCCGTACCAATAAACTCAAGCGGCAGTTTTGCACGGTCCACCCGCGACATAGCCATATCGAAATCGGCCTTATTGTAAGCCTGGTATAAATGAAAAACAGCAAACTTGGTTATGTCGTTTTTGGTTGGAGCGATCGCAGCAACCGAGGTAAAACTTAAAGCCGATTCGCCAAGTGTCCAGGCTTTCTTACCCGTCGGCGTTAAAGGCGTTCCCATGCCGACGGTTGCGATAGATATCAGATCAGGATCCAAAACCTGATTGGCTTCGCACTTGATCGAACCGCCAATCTGATCAAGGTTGCGCTCGAGAGCATATTTGACCTCATCATAAAACTCTTCGGTAAAACTGCGCTGCAGATTCAGCATCGCACCTTTTTCGGTGAGCCCAACCAGTTTAGCGTTCGGGTTCTCGGTTGCGTCCGGGATACCGGTTGCACCGATCGTTAAATACTGCGATGCCGCCGGAACCGCCAGGGCAAACCATATTTTGCAGGCGTTCTTTTGGGTTTTAGTAATATCAAGCGTTGTTCCCATTTTGTTTTACTCCGAAATAAGATTTCAGCTTTATTTTAGGCTGAGATAAAAGGCGTTGATTTCCTCACGAGCCGCAGACGCTTTGTGTTTATTCTCTTCATACTCTTCAAGAGCGGCTTGGAAATAAAATTCAGCCTCCGGCAAATGAGCAAAATCTTCTTTCTTCGGCACGATCACCTTATCGGGTGACGGCATTGCGAGGCCGCCGAACAAAGGCGATTTAAAATCAGCCTCGCTAAACAGGCCGTGCCCACCGATCTCTGCGACTTTATGAAGCACGGCGATAGCATTTTCTTTGCCAAAGTTCTGTACCGCCCGCGGGTACGTGAGCGTACCTATTTGATCGATCAGGGCGACGGTAGGCTCTTTCGGAGCTGCGGCCGGTGTCGGTGTTTCGTCTGCTTTCTTCTCAGTAGCCATATTATTTACTCGCTAAAGGCAGAGGCTTCAATGTGCCAGCTTGCCCGGGTTTGAAATACCTCAATAAACTGATTTTTGTACTTTCCCTGCACGGCAAACGTAGTTTCGAGACCCATTCCCGTGCTTGTGATTTCAATTATAGAATCCTGATTAAAGGTTGTTTCCGGCACATTAGAGAGCATTGACTCGAATGCCATTGAGTATTTAGGCCCGCGATCGGCCAAAGTATCTTTATTTCCGTGGATGATCGCCGTTTCGAATACGATAGAAAAATCGATCTCTAAAATACTTTCGTATTTAGATTTATGATCGATTTGTAAAACTGTAGTAGCAGGGAAAACAGTTACCAATCGCGGGGATTTATGAAAGTCTGCGATGGCAGGAAGTCCGGACGCACCGCCGTTAGACCATTTGAGAGCTTCGACCTGATTCGCATCGATAAAATTCAGCAGATTATCACGTATCTGCGTGGCATCGAGAACATTTATATTTGGCTGCCACTCACTCATAATCTGTCTGATACCGGAACGTAGTAATTTCCTCTTCTTAATTCTTTAATTAGCGAACCCTGTATAACCTTTGTCATCGACTTCTTTTGCACGTCAGAAAGGCTAATCGGTTCGCGCTTGGGTAAGTTTCCGGAGCCTCTTTGGTGATAAATTCCGTACGGAATAGTCGTGCCGACGGCGATCTCTGTCTTTGTTGTTTGGTAGTACGATCCCAGAGCGTTGCCAGTGAGCGATTTAACCAAGGCCCCTGAGGCTTCAAGGATGTTCTTACCCGGACCGTAACGCCGTATCTTTTGAGCTGCGTACCGCTTGCTGAGAGTTTTCCAGGTACCAGAGGCACCTTTACCGCCCTCGCTATCAAATTGTTCACCCTCGATTACCCAGAAAAAATCCCGTACGTCTGGCCAGATCGGAGTAAGATCGTCAAAAACCGCATCCATTCGCGAAAACGTGCGATTAAACTGATCTTCACCGTCGACGGTGATCTGTATCTTAGCGCCGGCCATCTTTGTCTTTTACTAACAGTTTTTTGCTTTTATAGATCACCTTGCCACATTTCCGGCACGTATAAAGCTGGTCGACCGAACGCTTAAATTTGTGTTCGCAGTTTTCCATTTACGAGAAATAGGTATTTAGCGAATAGATCTCTCGGTAACGCTTCGTTACGGCTGAAAATGTCGGTGAAAACTCAGCATTGATCGCCGCGGCTGATACGCCGCTCATATCGGCGAACGCCAGATCTTTCTTTCGCCATTGAAATAACGCCTGCTCGATACACGCCATTTGGATATCTGACGGAATGGCTGCGAAACCGAATCGAGCGGTTACAGCGATAATTGCAGATGTTGGTAAATTAAAATCGAACACTAGATAGCCATCAGCTTCATGGTATTGCCGATCTGACTCATCGGCCTCAAAATACTCAGTTCCGGCGTCATCGATACTGGTAATCGAGTCGGGAATGTAAGGGGAAAGTTTTAGATACTGAGTGGATTTACCGCGAAAGCTCTTCGTGGAAACGGCAACTTCTGCAACATTAAAGAACCCGTCCGAGACTTCACACTCACGATCAAACAACCGCGAAACACCATCGGCAAGCAGCTCCCAAACGTCATCATTATCAGCCTCATTCGCGACGGCTGCGTTCTTGATGGTTTCAACTTCAACGTATAGATTTGGCATTTAATAAACTTTTCAAAAGGCGGACGCTGCACGATTTTTGCAGAGACCGAGAACATATAATTTCAGGTACCGCCCGCAACAATGTTAATTGAGATCTCAAGATCAGCCATTTAGTAAAGCCCCACCCTAAACCGTGTACGCTCCTGTTAAAACCTCATTTAATTCGTAACTAAAAACCCTACTGATGTTTCAGCGGTTGCAGGTGCGGACAGGTTGATAACAAACGATCCGGCTCCGGGTACTACATTTTTAATCACTGCCGTCGCATCATTTGTACGTATAGTGCAGAAAATTATTGAGTTCGCATTAACCATTGCGTCGGTCACTGTGACTGAGGATGCTCCGGCAGCAAAATTAACAGTTCCCGCCATTCTGTCGATCGTTCGAGCGCCTGTAGTACCGCCCGGCGTGATTGTTCGGTCGAGGAGCAGATCACCCTCTCCCGGATTGTTGGCGGCGAGTATGAGCATCCCGTGAATGGTAGCCCCTCCCACGGCGTTCCCCGCCGTATTTGTAGAGAAAGCGGGGAATGTGGCCTGTGCGACCCCGTTCGCCGCTATCCCTAGGGTGTTGGCTGTCGCCCTATAAACACCGGTATCAGGATCAAGGAGAAAATTAAAGGTGGGGGCGGCGGCCGATCCGTTGACTCCGCCGAATCCCCCCACAGGAGTGCCGTTAGACCGCGTATACTCCACACACCGCACCGCATCCGAGCCTTCCGATATAAACCTTGCAACATCCCCTGCCGCTACGGTGATATTTGCACCTCCGGGGAGAATAAGCGTCGTCGCATGGTGTGTGAGGGTCAAACCAGCACTGTCAAAGATCAGGCCAAACTCACGTCCGGCCTTGTCCGTTGCCGGATCGATGTCAGTGATGCTAGTTCCACCTGTAATGTGAAACCAGCCACCCTCACCTATCACAATGGTGGCGGCAGAGGCAATATCTGCCCCCTTATCCCAAAGAGCGGCTAGAGCGGCTGGCGTGACGGCTTTGGCGGTATCTGTTCCGGTGAGCACCTCCGTTGCCGTCGCCAACTGAGGGATAGCAGCGGCGGCGGCAGCGGCCACAGCATCTATTTCTTGCTCGATACCATCGATACCGCCCGCCGAAACATCGCCCGAAACGGTAACCGGAGCGGTTGTGTCACCCTCGTACCAAAGCACCTTATCGTTTCCGACCGTACCGGCGACATCGTTTGTGAATTTCAAGACGTTCGCCGAAGGGTGTGAAAACATCGTGCCGCCGAAATACTGGTCATTCAGATAGAAAACGAGATTGTCGAGCGTATCTGATAATGTCGCTCCGATCTGAATTCCGCCGTCATTATCAGCATCGTCATTAAACGTGGCCCAAAAATCGTCAAGAATACCGGCAAGCACCTGCCCGTTTGCTGGATTTGCCCCGAACGTGTAGGTGCCGGTCGCTGCAATCCCAAACAATGTTCCGTCTAAGGCAACGTTATCAGTCGGTTCGCCCGTGAGATCTTCAAAGGCAATAGAGACCCCCGCAACCGCGTCGTCGATCGCGGCCTGCTGTAGGGTCGAGACTGGCTTCGCAGTGTCTGCGGTATTATCGACGTTGCCGAGGCCGACGTCGGATTTTGTCAGCACGACAACGCCAATTTGGCCGTTCACTGAATCAATCGCTCCAGTTACCTCAAGATCACCGAACCCAAGAACCGAATCTCCATTAATCGTTTTTATATTCGATCCTGAAACGAGAGTGTTTTGTTTATTCGCTACTGCCTGATCGATATAGCCCGTAATGTTATCGGTAAGACCACCGCTCAGCGCGAGTAATTCACTCAGGTTAATAGGATCGTCACCCGCCGGCAGATAAATACGGGCCTTAGTTTTCCCGTTGCTGCTTGGGAGTTCAAGATCATAACGAACCGTTCCTTCTGCAAGTACCGGAAGCTCGATCGTTGCCACACCCTCAGCGTCAGTCGTGACTTCGTATTTCTCTTCGAGCAAAACGCCGTCATCTATCGACGTGAGAGCCGGAAAGAACCGAAGCCGTCTCGCTTGCGGAACCTGTTCAACCAATTCAATATTTACTGTGCGTTCAGCCATAATTTTCTAATCCTAAAGAAAAAAAGACGGTGTTATTAATACACCGCCTTTAGTCTTAATTGTGGATTTGGTTAGCTTCGGCGCTGGAATGTAAGCAGCACACGCCCCTCGGTAACAGTATTAGCAAGCGTTCCCGCCCCTGTGCCGATGAACTTAAGGCGATCACCCTCATTCGTATCTCGATTGGCTATCGTACCGTTTAGAGTTAAGTTTCGCTTTGCGTTCGCGGTCAAAGCGGACCCGCCGGTTATCGCTGTTGAATTTACCGCTGCCGTGCTAAGCATGTCAGTAATACCGAGGCCGTCTGAACCAAGATTTTTCAACACAAAACTTGCTTTGTTCGTGTCATGAGCAGCCAACGCGTCAACTGCCGAAAAGACAGCACTGACAAGACGCCCACCCGGTGAAATACCGTACCCGTTAACCGAACCGGCAGCGGTTGCGATCGTCGGAACGGTGATTGTTATTGTTTTCTTAGCCATGATAATTATTCGCCGCTTTTGTTTTCAGCCGGCGCCGCTCCTTTTTTGTTATTGGCCGGTTCTGCGGCTTTCTTGGCATCATCGGCCTTTTCAACCGATGCCGGTTTTGGTGCTTTTACAACGCCCATTTCAACCGCCTCAGTCATCGGAATAGTGACGCCCTCAGCAACCTTAAGGTAGTTGCGGCCATCCTCAGTTTCGCCGTAATAATCTTTATCGGCAGTGAAGTTACCGCCTGTGCTTACTTGTGTATTTTTCTCGATACCCATCATTTGTTTCTCCCGTAAAAGTTTTGAAAAAGGCGGCTCTAGTTAATTCAGTAACCGCCTTTCATAAATACCAATCAACTTACCAAGTGATCAGCTCGAAAGCCTTTGGCCGGGTGACTGCAAATGCAGCACGAAGCTCAGCCAAAATAGCGACGGCGTTCTGCAGGAAGAAATTACCCGGCTCACCGACACGAATATTCGACTGCTCACGATCCCAAAGCTTGGCACCAAGCTTGTACTGACCGACGATGCAGTATCCGGTTGTCATGGCCTGAGTTTCGACCACCTTGACGCGCCAGATACGATTGAGAACGGGATCGTACACCTTGAGGTAGTTACCGTTATCGTCTTTCTCCAGCTCCAGAGTTTCACCCTGTGCCGGATTGATCACAATACCGTCCGGCTCGTAATATTCAAGCCTAACGTCGGTGATCGCACGGCGAATAGTGTCAGCCATGTTGTCCGTCGCCAATCCGCGGGCAGCAACTACCTGGTGAGTACGAGTCTGAATACCAGACGCGTTTTTAATACCCGTAAAATGAGCGCCAGAACCGGAACCGACAAGGACCTCATTTTCGAGAACGTTCTCGATCTGATACATCAGTTCGTTGTCGATCATGCCGCGCAGATTCGGAGCATCGTTTAAGATCTGACGCGAAGCCGGAATGTATTCTGCGATCGTTTTCACGGACGCGGTTTTGAGGTCCAAGGTCAGATCACCGGCGGGCTTATTGCCGAACTTCTGCGAATAGTCACCCGCTCCGGGTGTGATTGCCGCATCGTACTCTAGTACCACGGCAGCGTTGTTGGTGCGCGAGTCCATGATCACGTATTCGACGGCATCAACCGATGTCTGACCGACGTTGATCAGGTCAAGGACCGACGGCGGGCGTTGACGTGCGATATCCAAAATATCGGGCTCACGATCAGGACGTACCGCATACCCGCCCTGGGTATCGGTCGTGTTATAGATCGCTTTCATGAGTCCGGGAACGTCGACGGCCTGCATTTCACGCCGATCATTGTTCTTGAACTCATTCGACTCGATAACACGCTGGCCAAACGATTTACGCTCATTTTTTCCGGCATCGGCGGCAGGGTTAGGCTTGCCATCGTCACCGCCTGCGGGCTCAAGTGTATATTCGGCGAATTTATCGAGAGTTTCGAGGTTCTCGATCTCGGTACGTAGCGTTTTGCCGGCTTCGATGAAATTCTCGAATTTCTGCCGATTCTCGGGCGTACGTTCGGCCTCAGTGGTTTCCATAGTCGCGATCAATATTTTCGCGTCGTTCGTGAGCTGTGCAAGCTCCTGTTTTTTCTTTTTGATATCAGACATTTGCTTAAATTTCTCCTTAAATTAGTTAGTTAAAGTTTCGATTTCGAGAGCGTGAAGCTTCAACCAATCGGAAGAAAGTGAAGTGCCTGACTCAGCGGCTTCGGCTTTCGGTTCATCGGTGGAATCATCGTCTTCTTTGGGATTGCAGACGGCTCCCAAATCTTTAGCCGCATTGTGAATAAGTTCGATAAGCTTTTGATCGCTGTCGGCGTTACGCCGTCCGGCTTTGATCTGCGCAGAGATCATGCTCAGATTCGACGCGATAACGCCTAAAGGCAGAGCATCATAGTGCTTGGCACCATCGGCAACCGTGGCCGCATTGCAGCCGTACAGTACATCGCTGGTGTCGTAGAGCTTGAGTTCTAGTAGCTCTCTGATTTCGTGCGTTTTGTTTGGATCGCCCGGCGTCGGTTCGGTCCGCGTTTGGCTCTGGATAGTGTCGTAAGCAAACGACATTTCATTGATGTCGCCGGCGTCGATGGCAGCTAGTACCCAATCGGCAAGGTCGATATTTTCGTAATAATTACGTTTAACAAGTAAACCGCCAGAGGCATCTGGTGATTTTTCTAATACTTCCTGAGGCAGTTCGGCGCGGGAAAGCTCCCGCAGCTCTACGATCGACGCAATCGGCGGATGCTGATAGCTATGGTTCCAAAGATGTTTGCACCGTTTCGCACCCTCAGACAGCGTTTTTGCGAATGCTCCGGGCATAACTCGATCACCGATGGCGTCGATATTGCCAAAAACCGCAGCTATTCCGGCCCGAGTACGTCCGGTTGCTTCGCTTTTGAGGTTGGTAAACGGTAAGGATTTATAATCTCGATCCATGAAGATGAGATTAAAGAAAAAAAATAGTGGTTATTTTTTGACCTTTGGGTAAAATGTTTAACTTTTATTTAAGTATTTTGAATGCGGATATTTAGTTGAGCCTTACACACTCAAGTAACCTAACAAAGCGGTCACTTTGGTAACTTAAATTGCGCATTTAATAGACTTTTGCCTACATTAAATGTTATAACCGTATTACCTTATTCGGGTACTCAGCATTTCTGATTGTGATTTAGTTGACGACGTATACACGGGCGGACTCAACTAGAGACGTCAGGAGGTGAGTAGGAAAATTGGAAAAAGATAAAGGGAAGAAAAAGCTTCCCGTTCCCGAGGGTTATAAGTTGGTTTTCACGGCCTATATAACTCTCAAGAACGGAAAGCGGCTATACGCCAGCACCATTGGTAAAAAAGCCTTCCCGCTTCTGATACCGATCAACTAGTGGCCTAGCCTGAGTACCCGAATAAGGCACTCGTTAGAATTAAATTTCGTTGCTTTGCGAACCCTAAAACTAACGTAGTTGTATAATTTTTCCACAAGTAAAGTCAAGCAGTGTATAGCACCCCACCTTATACAACATCAAACAACTACAGCCACGTGAATACATCGACACCGATCACCGCCGTCACAATCGGGATTTGGGGCCGCAGGCAAGTCGGCGGGATCGTCTGCCGTTTCGCCGTCAGCATCGCCGCAAGGATTGCATGTATTGGCGTCCAAGATCGCCGAATACTCAATGTGATCTAGCTGATCAATATTATCTTTGATCTCATCGTCACGACCTTTAGAAATGGCAGCATTGACGGCACTACCGGCGATTTGATCGATATACTTTTCGCTCTGAGCGGTTAGGGTCTCTAACAATTTCTCTAACAAATAATCGTTTAAGAGTTTTAGAGTTAGATACTGATTTACTGCCCGTGAAGTGATCTCGGTGATCAGTCGAGAAACCATGCCGTCGGTAAGTTCGTCCAGATATTCAATCCAATCAGTGATATCGGCTTTCTGGAATTCGATAAACAAATTCCCTTTAGCCGTCTGCTGTACCGTGATCTCTTCGATAATCTGCTGCTTACCGGCTTGATATGCCGAACGCAGGGCTTTAGCCAATTCTTTACGTAATTTCGGGTCCGGCGTCAGTGTGAGCGTGTGAGCGGTTTCAGATGTGAGATTATCAAGCTTGTTTGCGGCCTGCTGAATGAGATCAAGACGAAAACGCTTGAGGATCGTGATCGCTTTATCTCTTTCGCTGTCGTAATCGGCAACGATCTTTTTGAGATCGATAATCAATTCGACGCCGCGCGGCTCACGGCCCAAGGTAAGGCCGTCTAAATCAAAAGTTTTTTTTTCGAGATCTTCGAGCGATTCCGGTAACGCTTTTGGCGGTGTGGGCTCGGGCAATGCCGCAGGCTCTTTACCCGCCGGCACTTTTTGCGTAGCTTCGATGGCTCGATTCTCAGGAGATAATGAAACCACGTTGATCGGCTGAATGTAATAATCGCCTTTCGGGTCTGCGATCTGACCGGTAGCCTGGCGAAACTCGTTTAAGGTCCAACCGCCCGCCTTAAAATTCTCCCGGGCCCGCTTATGGATCTCTTCAACATCTTCCTGCAGAAATGCAACGTGCGATATATCATAAGCCACACGAACACGGTCCGCACGGATGTTTTCTATCTCTTCGAACTCGGGCAATACGAACCAGGTAAGCCATTCGCGCATTACCGCAAGCTCACCCGATATTTTGTTATCCCAGAAATTACGCAGATCGGCTTTAGCTGTAGCGTTTGCCGTAACATGCAGTAACCCGACGTATGCACCAACTAAATTAGGCGGTACGCCGAAGACAGAGCAAATACGGCTTTCGAAACGTCCTGAAAGCGAATCGGCTGCCAGCTCATCAAGATTACTGCCGATCTTTTGATAATCGGCGTTCTGATCGAGTACCGCGATGCCTTTTTGGTTCGAGCCGCCGCGCGAGTATTTCTTTCTCCACTTTGCCTGTAGCTCTTCGCGTTTTGTCTCAGAAAGATTCGAATTCAAGATCTTCAAGATACCTGACGGCGTACCATCGCTCTCAAAAAACGCATCGATATAATCAGAAAGCCCGAGATCGGCATTTATAGACTTGAGAGCAGCACTAAGCGGGGCGAACCCGCCGAACTGGTCCATAAGATCAGGCCGCCGCCGAATGATCAGGTCTTCTTTTTTGATCGGTACACGTCGACCGTCTTTCTTGATGTATTCATAGCTGACGATCTCGCTATTAGAGCGATCGTACACCGGGCGTACACGCGTCGGCGGTAATACAGTCAGGGTTACCGGGATACCCGCACTCGAACGCTCAAGGTGCCCGTAAAATCGTCCGATTCCCTGCTCAGATTGCACCATTAGCTTGCGCACATCCCGGCCGGTCTGATTCGGATTCGGACGCTTGAATAAAGCCGGTAAAAGATGCCCCTCTTTCTTTTCCCAGACGCCTTTGGCGTTTTTCACCTCAACAATAATCTCAGCATCGTTCATCACGTCGGCGATCTTGTTAATGCAAGAGAAAACCAGTTCATGGTTACGATAAGCGGTAAACGCGGAATTTCCGTCGTAGCGGATACGTGAAGACGTGCGACTTAAGCCAAATTTCTCCCAGATCGATACATCCGTAAGAGATAGGGCCTCAGAGCTTTTCGTTCCAAATGCAAAGTTTTTGAGATCAAGTAAAAGACCCATTTTATATAGTGATTCCCAAAGAGTTATTTACCATCACTCCGTATCTGAAACCGTCGTACGGATCGTCACCGCCGCGGCCTTGATCATCAGTATCGACCTTGAGAACGTCCTCAGGATCGTTAGGATTGTGCATCATGGACGGCAGGCATTCGATAAGCCCTGTGCATCTTGAACTGATTTTAAGTGATGGCTCTATTCCTTGTTTTTTATCACCCAGCAATTGCAGGATCTTACCGGCCCCCGCCTTGCGCGATGTGTTGGCACATCTAAGCTCGATGCCGCAGCGTGAAAACTCATCGGCAAAACTCTCGCCCGAATCGCCTTTCTTTGCGAACACATCGGCACCAGCAACGAAATTAGAAAGCATATCGAGACTGACTCCGTTCGATTCGAGCATCTGGAGTATCCCGATCGCGTTTGCCGAAATGAGCTGCTTACGAGCCATAAACTCATCGACCACGTAAATAACGCCGTCGTACTCGCAGAGCAAATAGCACGTCGTATAGTGCTTGAACCCATAATCTAAGGCACACCAGATATTGATATCTGTCTGGAGAATTGGCAATTCATTCGGCTTGATCACGTGATCGTCGTAATTAAACGTTTCAAAGAACTGCCCGGCGAAAACATCCCAGTCACCATCACGCCAGGCGTCACGCAGCCAACCGGTGAGCGAATTAAGAACGTCGACGTATTCTTTGTTTACTTTTTTATTATCTTTAACTGTTGAGGGAATGAACTTTGTTTTATTTTCTTTCTCAGTATCTTTTCCCTTTCGAAACGGCAGAATAAACTTCGCCTTAAACCACGCGTGGCCGATGCCGCCCGGATTGGTGGTGTAGTATCTGCGCGGACGAAAACCTTTTTTAGAGGACCGGTTGCACGTTTTTATCTTTTCGATTTTGGACTGAGAGAGCTGCGTTGCCTCTTCGATCACAATGATGTCGTACTCGAGGCCCAAATAATTATCGATATCTTTCTCGTGCTGGAAATGCCCGATGATGATACGAGATTTATTCGGAAAGACGATCGTTGATTTCTGCTCACGAAATACGTGCGGGGTTTGAAATAGTACTGAGCTGCGTAGATCCTCGATCGCTTCGTTTGCCGATTTAGAGACCTTACGCAAAAACAGAACCTTAAGCCCTGGTATCCGTTGGCAGTCATCAAGAGCAACCTGGGCGAACGTGCCGTGAGTTTTGGCACCGCCGCGGGCACCGCCAAAGCCTATTTCATTCGCGCCGTCTATATCATCGGCGGCACGAGCTGCAGCGTGAAATTGAAGCTGTTTCGGCTGTGGGATATAACCGGCAGCAAGGAACCGTTTCAAGCTATCTGCCGGTACGCCAGCCTCTTTAGCTTGGTTCAGCAGTATCAGCGTCTGAGGTGATACCCGGGGCTTTATCGTCGCCAGTGCCATATATCTCATTTATGGCCGCTTCGATATTCACATCGAGAGTGCCGGTAACATTTGTATTTACGTCGAAGCGTTCGCGGTAGACATCCGGACGTTTTGCTTTCAAAGCGAACTCTAATAATCGATCTGAAAACTTACGGACCTTAGCGACCATTTCGCCTTTGAAAAAGACAGGCTCAAGTACGCCCTTGGTCGAACGCCGGTGAAGCTCTTCTTCCATTGCGTCAACAACGTTATCGATGACGTTCTCCCATGCCTGAGCAAAATCGGCGTCGTTGTTCTTGTGATCGTATGCGGTATTCCGTGAAATATTGCAGGCTTTAGCCGCTTTTGATACATTTCCGGCGCTCGATTGAAGCTTCGCGAGAAACTTTTGTTTTTGTTGAATATCAAGAGCTTTTCCCTGCATTACCTATAATGTCCGATGTGTCAGAAGCACACACAAATAAAAATACCGTGTCATTACGACACGGTTATTAGTTTACGGAATGAAATTGAGGGTTATTTAAGATTCACGGTGCCGACGACACCAAAGATCGGCTGAGGTAAGGCGTCTGACCTTTCGATATCGCGATCAGCGATCTCACGCAGCATTTCGGCTCTACCGATTGCAATACCCATTTGATAATGATGCTCAGCGAAGCCGGCCAGACGGTCAGCATCCCACTGCATAAAATCAGCCGGTAATTTGTTTGTGCTGTCAGCCATTATTTGCAATTTGGGGCTTGCCCTGTAAAACGAACGCCATCAGAACGCAGATACGTCCAGAGAATATAAACGCCAACAAAGCACACAGCTTGTTTTGAGCATCCGCAGTGCTTACATTTCAAATTTATCCACCTGTGACGTTTTCGCATTTAATCTGCCTCAGGTAATTTCGCTCTATTCGATTTGATCGCAAATTGCGGCCGTCCGGAGCCAATGACGGTACGTGAGACTCGGTACAACACTCCCCGATTGATAAGAGCATTTACAAGCTCAGCAACCACGCATCTATGGAGCCTAGTGTCTTCGGAGATCTCGGTTTCCGTCGTACATCCTGACCGCTCGATAGCGTACAGCACCATTTCTTCGCGTTGGCTTGGTGTCGCTCTAATGAGGGCTCTGTAGTCTTCGATAAGCTGATTTAGATTATTTAACCCAAACTGCTGTTCGTCTTTAGTGAGCGTTCGGCGCAGCTTGAGCAGCTTATCGATCAGGGATTTACCTGCAGCTTCGTCAAGAGCAGAAACTCCGGCCGTTTTCACAGGCTCAATATCGAAAAGTGTAGAAGTTTCGTTCATGTTATAGCCTGACGATCCTGTATTCAGCATTGTTTCCCGATCTGATCTCTAAACGTTTGAATAAATATGCTTGTATCGCATTGAAGACGCCGCCCGAATCACACTTACCGTTATCCAGTGCGTAGAGCTGCACATCGCGGCCTGTACGCTTCCCGGTGCCAACCTTGAACGATTGCCTGACTCTTCCGTTTATCTCCTGATAAACAAAACAATGACTATCTAAATATTTTTGGAGATATATCTTTATATTTTCATCTTTTATGTTTCCCAGAGCATGAGACGCGATCGCGTTACAAAGTTCGATCTCCGCGATCGCTGCATCAACCGTCGGCATCGTCAGAAAGAACTGCTCAGTAACGATATCCGGACGCGAAATACGCTCAAACGATCCATCCGAAAAATTTACATAGACGTTATGCAGGTGATTTATCACGCGATTTAGGCTCGTCTTATATACTTCGCCCTCGAACAACTCGCGCAGATCCACACACGCCGGGTATCCGGCGGTCTTGTGTATCTTTGTCGGTAAAAAGCTAGGCATCGTTAATAAAAAACTAATAAGAAGTGTTGCCGATCAACCCTCGACTCCTTGTTAGACCGGCAACTCGCGTTTCTGCAGGAAAGCTAGGTCCTTTCCCACCTACAAAGAACATGCCGAGGTGAAATTAAAGAAATTTTAGACGCTCCTGTAAATATGTAAATGTTCTCGGAGCCCGTTTATCGAGTTCGGCTAGACCGGTTCCAAGGCCATCAGACGGAATAACGACTATGTGACAAGTAAGCGGAATTTTTGCCAAGGCCCTATCGATCGCGATCACGTTATCTTCGTATTCGTCATCAGTGAAATATTCGCCAAGTGGAGCGTTACCCGGGGCTTTCTTTGTCGGTACGCCGACGGCGTTAGGTTCGTGTCGCATTTCTCCGGCCTGACCGCCCATTCCGATACCCATCAAGTTATCGCCAAAAAGATACGTGGCGTCTGGATTCGCTTTTAGATCAGATCGATAGATCCTGTGTTGATAAATTATTTTTCTCATTTGTTTAACCTCAAATATTCCTCAGGCGAAAAGCCGGTAATTCGTTCAAACAACATGTCGCAAGCGTCAAGGATGTGTCCGGCAGCTTCGATCCTTTCTGATGCAATGGTGAGCGTCGCAAGCGTCTTATCATGTTGATCACGCTCGATCTGTAAATTTTGCTGTAGACGGAAAATCTCACGATTCGCCGCCGGCAGATTTGGTCTTATGAAATGCAAAACTTTTCCCATTTCAGTTATTCCCCACTTTCATTAGTTCGGCCATCGCCTCTTGCATAGCTCCTGGTGCCAGCGCAAAGATCGGTTTTTCATCCTGAGATTCGATAAACCGCCGCGAACACTTTTCACAGAGCGTTTGGATGCCCGGAACCTCTTTCAATAAATTCACGCTCGACGGAGCCAGCCATACGCCGATTTACAATCGGCACACGTTCCGAGCTGCGACATGGTTGTAGGCCGCTGCATTACCCGCGTTGATTGGCAAAGAATGATTTTCACTTGCTCCATATTTACCTTGACCCCGATGTGAGCTGCTTTTGCTTTCCCTCTTTGAACATTTGGAAAAACGTCTGTGTGCCGTCGTAAGCGTAAGGTAAAAAGACCTCAGCAACTTCGCCCTGGTTCGACTGAACGATAGCCATTTGAGCTTCGATGGCGTCTTTAAGAATTCGCCAGCTCACCTTGAACGCCTGAGCCCCGTTTTTGTAACGCGTCGGTACTTTGTCGCGCCGCATTGCGGCTAGTACGCCCTCCCAATTTGGAGCAAGGCGAAACCATACAAGATTTTCCAGAAACTCGATCGCGAATTTAATAGCCACCGGATCGCCGTCGTTATCGTATTCAAACGAAACTTCGCGGGCTTTCGCTTTCGTTAAGATCACCACTATTTCGCCGGTAGTTTTCAAAGCTGAGATCGTCGTTGTGTAATTTAATATCGGCATGTTTCCCTCTCTACGCTGCGATCAGCTTTGTAAGGTTCTCGGATAAAAGCCCGAGATCCTGAGTTTTATTTACAACAGCGATACCGCCAGTTGCCGCGGCAAGCTTTCGCAGGAAATTACGCCCAGGCCCGGTTTCATCGCCGACAAAAATAGTGTCGATTTTACTTTTGAATTTCGACGCGACGGAGAGCGTCTTTGATTCGTTATCCGGTTCGCCATCTGATATCAGGACCAATCGAATATCGGTGTTATCGGCCATCAGCATCATTTGCAAAGCCGCAACCATATCTGTCATACCGCCCATGTGTAGCGGAACGCCCGACGGTGAAAACTGAGCGTTGTTTGAAAATGCACCTACTGCGATCTCGCCCGGCATTTCGTTCTGTAATCGCTCGAGCTGTTCACATGCGGCCTTATACCGCGATTTATTTTCGCCGGCGTCCGGCGTGTCCATACTGCTTGATACGTCGACCATTACGAACGCTTTCACGCCCATAAAACCCATCGCGATCGAAGTGTTATTTTTCCGTGCTACCGCGCCAAGGCTGCCCGCCACGATCTGATTATTGCTTCCCGCTTTTCTAGTGTTCATTTCTTTATTTCTCCAAGTTTTATATTTTGTTTCACAAAAGAAACACGTATCATGTCTATCTCTATGCCGCCAAAAGTTTCCGAACGTGATTGGTTTCTAGCTCACGCCGTCCGTCGAGGAAAATATTGCGGTGACTGCGGTACCCGCAAATGGAAACCCTGTATTTACTGCGATCGGTGTTTTGATCGTTTGCCGAAAACAATTCAAAGGCATCTTCATGACAAACAACTCTGGATCGCGGCTTTTGTCGGCGCTAGTAACTGGTTCCTCAAAAACCCCATAAAGCCTAAATAATTCTTATCTTTGCCAACTCAACATATTCCGCACTTACTTCACTGCCGATATAATTTCGGCCTAACGCTTTAGCTACTTTTGCCGTTGTGCCGGATCCTAAAAACGGGTCATAGACCAGATCGCCCACATTCGACCATGAGAGAATTTGGTCTTTCGCTAACGCCTCAGGAAAAACCGCGGGATGCTTGAAACCCTTAAGATCATTCCCGTTTACGCCAACCGAATAGAAAAATATGTTTGAGGCTTTACGTGTCGGCTGCGTCACGATCGGCTGAGGTCCGCGATAATACCGACGCCCAGTACGTTCAAGTCTTGCCTGTGAAAATGCTTTGCCCGGAGCTGCCGACGCGATCTCAATTGGATTAAAGGTTTGCGGCTGCGTTTTCGTGAAAACAAATATGTACTCGAATACCTGGCGGTATCGCTTTCCACAATCGCCCGGGAATGGATTATTTTTTGCAAAAATCATCGTATCCCAGAGCTTAAAACCTACTTTCTTAAAAGTCAGAGCGTGATTAAATGACGTTCCGGTTTCATCGCCGTTCTTTGTTCGATCATTAACAATCCAAATGACCACACCGCCAGATTTCATTGCTCGATATAAGCCCTGAGCGGTAGCAAGAACATCGAACGAATAACCGTTATAATCACGCAGATCATCATACGGCGGGCTCGTAAGGGTCATATCTATACAGTTTGCGGGCAAGCGAAACATGGTATCTACACAGTTTTCGTTGTAGATCATGTTTGTTTTTAGTTTTGTTTCGCAATGATCAAGCATTTTCGTTAATCCATTTTTGAACTTCATTTGCGGCCGCAATATATGCGGGGCTCGGAGTGCCGTTAATTTCTTGCCCCGGTACATACGAAGACCAAATCTTCGATCTCAATGCTTGCGGCAATGCGAACCAATGCCTTCGGCAGCCCCACATTGTCGGCGGTACTTGGGCCTTACAATCCGGCCAGTGGCAATGATGATTTCGGGTCTGGCCTTGCGAATGAACGTAATCTGCTTTATTCATATATCCATCGCGGTATTATTAGGCTCAAAAAGCATCGAATTGTCTGCCCCCCCCCATCTGGATTTATTGCCGAATTAAAAAGTTTATGTTTGTAATAGTGCGTTCTAGCCATTTCCAGTACGGTTGATTGTCTACGGAGGCCTAACGGTTTCTCTTCACCGCACACAACACATTTAACGGTGTCGGCTTCGCCCGCGATCGAACAACGAATATGCTGCCAGGACGAACCGAGATTTTTAACCTTGCTCCACAGAATGCGAAACGAAATCTTTTTCGTCTTTGACTTCTTTTTGATTACATCCATGCCATGCTCCAAGATTCGTCGGCCCAAAAGCTCACCATTATTTGGCCGGTTTCGTTTGTAATATCTTCCCAAGCGAGAATTTCTTCAACGACGATCACGCCCAGTTCACGCGTTGCTCGGACGGTAAGCATTCCGCAGCGAAGCGTCGGTATGAACGTCGTGTATTTATGAAGTCTCGCCGGCCCGTTCCCACTGCCCTTAGCCATTGCTTCGAACATCAGGCCGGCGTTGTATTTGTTTCTCTCGAGCGGACTGCTCAGGATCTGGTACGCGTCCTTTACGCTCTCGAACATTTCGCGGGCCTGAGGCTCACGGCACACATCCGGGTGCCACTGACGAGCTGCACGTTTGTAAGCTTTCTTAATGTCCAGATCAGACGCGGCTTTATCGACACCCAAGACGCCGTAAAGCGTAGCCGGAGTTGTCGCGTCGACTTGTTTGAACCACTTTCGCAGCACTTTTTCTGGAATCTTTGCATTCCAACCGCCGTTTGCGTGTACGCTCGACGCTTCGTTTTTACAGTTCGCGACGTAATCCGCTTGAAAGGTGATCTCGAATACCTTTTCGGCTGCGGCTATCACCGTCGGCATCGTGACGTCACATGAATAAGCTGCGTCGATCAGTTTCTTAAGAACATCCGCGTACTGCCTTGAAACCAGCCAGCATTTAGAATTTGGATCCCATTTTCGCGAGGTCGACGGTATCGAATCTTTGAGCGCCGTAACGAACGTCGCCGAGTACGGAGTGTTAACTTTTAAGCCGCCATTCTCAGCCGTGACCGAGATCGATTTACCGCTAAAGTTTGATGTGCCGGAACCGCGTGAACAGACGAATAAATTCCCCTGATTCGACCCCTGATATTGTGCGTAAATTGCCATTATTTTCGCCTCATTTCCTGTTTTTCCTAAAACTCTCCAAAGCCCCATGTTTACTACGTTTCGCCGCAAAGTATAAAGATATACTCTCTATATAGGGGCTATACCTTTATACTTTCGTGTTTTAACGCCTCTCTTCGAACATCCGGTTCTATGAATTTATGCGGGTAATGTTGCTTCTCAATGTCCGGTATTTTGTGTAAGACTTGCTGCACTTCAACCGGACATTCTTCGCACCACATTCCTACCGTTTCCGCTAACTCTTCGAGCGGCGATAATTTAGCTAAATCCTTGCCGTCTTGAGTGATCATGTGAAACTGCCAAAAGAAATACACCCAGGCGATGATTTGGTAAATAACCCAAAATCCCCAGAGAAATAACGGAGCCTTGATGGTCAACAAAATGAAGAAGCCGTACAAAGTAAACCCAACCTGCATCAATAAAAGCAGACCAAGATATACTGCCCGACGAATGTATTTTTTCTCGTTAGTCATAATCGTTAATCCTCATCATCTTTTTCGTAAAAATTCTTCACCGGTGGAGCTGCAGGCTGTGCCGGATTCGAGTTCGGCTTATTGCAATACGCTCCATGTTTCGGACGATCTAAAAAGCCATCCTTATAAAGCTCACCAACGGCCTTTTTGATAGCGATTTCGCTAAACCGGTCCTCAAATTCAAGGATGATCTCGCCTGTCGTTTTTGTTTCTGGATAGACGATCGTTTCCATGTATTTGCGGATCGTCTTATAAGCCGTTTGCTTGACCGGTGGTGCAACGATAGTCGTGTGGTGAAACCATCGATCATCTTCGAGCCGGAAAGTCTCAGAGTAATTTTGCCCGCCGTCGGTCTTTCGCTTTGCGCACTCGATATTTACGGGCTCACCTTTCGAAACGTCACCAAACATATTGATCACGGTCCGGGAAAGAGCCTGGAGTGCCGACGCCCCGCGTCCTGCATGGACGCCAGCCGTCTCTAATTCGTTTTTGGTCTTACCGTAGTGATGAGCAAACAAAAACGCACAGTCGCCCTTGTACGCCATTTTGAGCAGCGGCTTGATGATCTTCTTGGTAACTTCGGCGTTGCTGTTTTCGTCATTGATGTCGTACGCGGCCGAAACATTATCGACAATGATGAATTCGACTTTGTTCTGCAATATCAACGCATTCGCCCAGGTCTCATGCCGGTTGAACTGGAAAAGCTCACCATCCATCAAGCCTTTTGGAATAATGATCAGATTGTCACGTAAGAATTTAGCCTCAGATGCCCCGAAGACTTTGAACATTTCCCGCATATCGCGTTGAACGTCCTGCGCGTCATTCTCAAAATCGAAGTACGCAACCTTTATCGGTCTGTCACCGGCAAAGAACGGCATGAACGGGCGGCCGGCCGCCATGCAGAGCGTGACGTTGCGCAAGAGAGTGGTTTTGCCCGCGTTCGTCGCGGCCTGAATGATCGCAATATCTCGCTTACCAATGTGAAAACTTAAGATCTCTTTTTCCTCGAACTGAGCATCAAGGAAATCACCAAACAAATACGGTATAAGCGTGTTTTCGTAGTCGGCGGGCGTGTCAGCATCGCTTACCGGGTTTAGAACATCCTGCGGAGCATAACGGCTTACCGATCGGGCGATAAGATGAAGCTCTTTGTCATCGACCGGCGGTTTGCAGATGCGCTGATTTTCGACTGCAAGAGCTGCGTAGATCGCAGCCTCGGATAAACCTTTCGAGCGCAGGGCTCCGGCGATCTTTGTCAGCTCGACGTTTCGCTGCCCTTGGTTGATCGAGTCCGGCAAAATAACACCCGGTTGATGTGCCGGAACCACGAATGGCGAAGCCGGATTAGTCGCACTGTTACCATTTGAGCTTGCTGTCGGCGGCAATGGCTGAGCCAACTTATCGAGCCACACTTGCGGAAAATCGAGAATATCCTCGTTATCGGGATTTAGAAGCTCGTAGTTTTTGCCTGAAATGTGTTTTGACGGTGGAGCGATCACATAACCACCATCGCCACGAACGTCGATAAATTTACCTAAACGCGAAGCGGAGTTTTTGACAGTAATTCCGGCTGGAAGCCGGTAATAAAAATGAAGTCCGGCCCCCGTTTTCACTTTCGGCGTATTAAAGATCGTCTGATCGAGGCTACCAATTATCAGGTCGTTTACGTTGGCCCCCTTGCCTTGGTCGACGTCAACCACTACGAGCTGCGATATCTGGCCGGTAGCTATACCGATATTCGATTCATTCGCACCATCGAACCATGTTTCGATAAGATTTTTATCGGTTGTCGCGTCTAGCGATCCGCGCGACGTTTGCGGGTGCTTTCCCTCAGATTTACAGTCCAAATGGCCGCATGTACAAAAGCCGTCGGTAGCTATGCCGTGACAAGGAAACACGGCCCAACCGAATTCGGTTGCGTAATTTAGGGCGTAATCGAGATTTGATGGAGATACGATATCTTGCATATTTTGGCACTCGTAATTTGCTCAATACTGCTCTCCGACTTGGCAGAGAGCAGGCGTTCAACAAATTATTAAGCGATAGTGGAATCGATGATTTCGGCCTCCGAAACCGAAAAAGTCTTATCACCTAACCGCACATCATAAAAAGGCTGAGGTGCTGGATTTTGAAGTGTTTCCCACATACAACGGGCAACGATACAGGCCCCAGCAACACCGCCGACGGTGCTAACCGTCTGACCCAAACTGAATTTATAAGGTTCCATGAATTTTTCTCCTGTGAATTAAAAAGGAATGACGCACTTATCGCACTGGCAGTTATCGGGATGCCCCGGAACCGGTTGCGATACTTGCGTTCCGGTTGTAGCTGCCGGCTGAGCTGGTGCCGTTGAACCGGCTGCCGCAGCCGCCGCAACACTTGGTATTGCATCAACCACTGGAGCGGTTTGAGGCTGTCCTGTGAACGTCGGAGCCGCCTGACCACTTACCGCTGCTTCGTTTTTAGCTTTTGCGGCCAAAGCAGCTTCTTGCTGAGGCTCGTAATCGAGCGGCTGTATTTCAGCCATACCCTCCATCAGCGGCATGATCGAACCGATATTGGCGTAGGTCTTATCGCCGACGGTATTATGTACGACCTGGAGCAAGGCGTTTTTGCCTTTAAGGTCCACATCGACGCCTGGCGGTTTAAGTTCGTCCGGCGTTAGATCGTGTCCGCGCCACTGCAAAAGAAAGGCACGGAGATTTGATTTCTCCGAAAGGATAAGGTTTAACGGCTTTGAACGAACGGTAAACCGTTTACCGCTCTCATCGTCAACCTTATTTAGCTGGAAAACATACTGGATCTCGTGAACCGTTTTGGGCTCATCGGCTCCGGTCTGTTGGTTTTTGTAATTTTTCTGGGAAAAGCCCAGATCTATAACTTCGGCACAAACCCCTTGATATTGCCCTGCCGGAGCTTTCTTAAATTGCGACGTAACTTCTACATTGATTCCCATGATTTTTACTTATTACTCCTTTATTTACTAAAAATACTTCCCTTTCGGGTTCTGAGCTTTACCGCTCAATGAGGCATACCAAGAGCGATATGCCTAATCAACGGTAAATATTTAGGTCCGGTCTAGCTCGATCGCTCTCAACCATTGCCGGTCGATTTCGTCATATTGTTTTCGCTCCCGAGGCTTTTCCGCATTCTTTTTGCGTGCTGCCCGGCGTTGTCGTTGGACATTGCCACGGTGATTCCGGCGAAACTGCAAAACAGCCTCAGGATCGATAACATAGAGCGGCATATTTACTCCCTGTTTTGCACGATCTCAAAACTCTTAGGCCGAACATCGAGACAAAGATTCCCGTCTTCCATAACGTGAAATGAATCGCACAAAATAAGCTGATCACCCACGCGGATCGTGGTTTTAAGGGCTAGTTCCCGCGTACGCGAATCGAGAGCATTCATCTTCAAGGTCTTTCTCGAACAGCCCGCAGGAACCGCAATAACGATCTTTCCGACTGAATTACGATCCGCCATTATTCCGGCACCTCGATAAATTCGCCGTTCGAATTAACGGAGTACCAAACACCAGCCTTTAACCCTTCGCCCTCGTAGCCAACGGCAATGCGGTATCTGTCAGCGGAGTCTGTGTAAGTAAGGGCGATCGCACCGTTTTCACCAATTTTCGCTTTGCCATTGAGGCCGGCGCTTGCGATTACCGAGTCTTTGCCCGACGAACCGATCTGGGCGTAGTCGCCCGACGAACCGATCTGGGCGTAGTCGCCCGACGAACCGATCTGGGCGGAGTAGCCCGACGAACCGATCTTGGCGTAGTTGCCCGACGAACCGATCTTGGCGTAGTTGCCCGACGAACCGATCTGGGCGGAGTAGCCCGACGAACCGATCTTGGCGTAGTTGCCCGACGAACCGATCTGGGCGGAGTTGCCCGACGAACCGATCTGGGCGTAGTCGCCCGACGAACCGATCTTGGCGTAGTTGCCCGACGAACCGATCTTGGCGGAGTAGCCCGACGAACCGATCTGGGCGGAGTCGCCCGACGAACCGATCTGGGCGTAGTCGCCCGACGAACCGATCTGGGCGGAGTAGCCCGACGAACCGATCTTGGCGT